CTTCTGTGTATCATCCATCGTAGGCCACTGCTCAATCTCTGACATCAGTCTAAAGCAGGCAATACAATATACACCTGTTTTATCAACTTTGCAAATGGTTTTACATGGACTCATTTGATGGTGTTCTGCAGGTTTATAAGTTCTGTGTTTAACTTGAACACCAAGGCATCCAGTGTTCGGTTCTCATCCTCAAGCCTTTGCATCCTAGCCCTCATCATAGCGTTCTCACGCTCTAAGTCGGCACAGTAGGCAGACACATAAGCATCCAAGTCAGCCTTAGTTTTTATGTAGTCTAATGGGTTGTAGGGACTAAGTTCAACCTCATAGGGCACACCAGACACTCGTTGCTTAGACATTTAATCCTCCTTATAAGCCACCCAAAAGGCGAAGATAACGACAAATAACAGAAAAAGCAGGTAGTTAATCATTTTGTAGCCATCCAATAAAGACCTACGTTAGAAAAGGCATAACCGGCATACACCACCAGCAGAGCAATGTTGCCCTTCATGCCCTGCTCTGCTGCAATGTAGGCATAGATGCAGCCGGTTACGATGATCAGCCAGCTACTCATGCTTGCTTCAAGAGTGCTAGGCAGTCTTCAAAGGCGTTCATGAGTGCCTGTCTTTGGTCTTCATGGTCAGGCGAGAACTTGCCGTGTGCCTGTCTCAATTCAATGAACTCCAGCGTCAGTGCTTCCAACTTCTTGTCTACTGTCATAGCAGGACTGCTGCTGTCATCAGTAAAAATAAGACACTCAACATTACCACTATCGCCCAGTCCAACATAGGTCTCCACCTCCAGTTCTAGTTTCATTTTAGATAGTCTCCATAGATTTTTAGAAAGTCCATTACTTCACGCTTTGCATCAGAGTCGAGCAAGTGCCCATAATCTTCAGGATGATTAAACTTGCTAATCAGTTTAACGGCAACCTTGATCTGTGCTGTCAGTTCCTCGTTGACCTCTTCAAGGTCTTTGATGCGCTCTTCTAGCTGCTCAAGAGCACTATAGTCAACCGTGTCGTAGTCAGCATCGTTCCAGTAGTCATAAGAATATTCAGTCATTTCAAGCCTTTCAGTATTGATGATATAAAAGCAAAGCAACCTATCAGTAGTGCGGATGTCATGTGTTCTCCTTATCATCTTCAATGTAATAACAATACTCAATCACAGTATCTAAAGAATTTATTACTTTTCTCATCGTTTTACAATCATGAATTTCATCTAAGCAATATGTAGGCAGTCCTGACCCCATCTGTCTGTAACTTAAAGCTGCTTTCATATCATTCAATGTATTTTGTAATTCATCTCTTACTTTGATGTCTATGTTTGTTTGATTGGTGCAGTCAATCATAGTGCGGCCTCCGTTATCTCATTCATGCGGCCTGTGTGTTTATCGTAGAGAACGGCACAGGCTTTACCAGTCTCTCCACTGTAGCGGTTCTTAATAACCCTGACCCTGGTCGTATTCCTCTCGATTGGGTCTTCATGCTGTGCTGCTCTTTCCAATCCTAACACCATATCAGCCAATTGTCCAATACTTGCTGAACCCCTTAATTGGGACAGACTAGTGGCTGCGCCCTCTTCATGGCCTTTACCCTCTGGCCTGCGGAGATGGGACACCACAAACAAGGCCACGCCTGTCTCTTGCACAATCATTCGCAGCTTGGTCATAATCTCATCAATGGCTTTGCGCTCATCTCCATGATCCTGAGCAGACACCACGATAGACACATGGTCTAGCAGGATGTACTTGCAGTCTAGTCCTTTGGCAAAGTATCGAACCCGATTGATGATGTTGTCGATTGCGGTAGAGCCAAAGCAGTCATAAAAGAAAAGCCTATCAGAGCCAAGGGTCTTATCAAAGGCTTCCTTCTTAGCCGATTCTGTTGCCTCAGTCTCTGCCAAGTGCAATGGCTTATTGATCGCTAGCGACATCAGAGACAATGCGGTCCGCTTAACCGACTCTTCCAAGAACATAATCCCGATATTGTCCTTAGTCTCGCAGAGCAACTGCCATATCACTTCTCTGATGAACTGAGATTTGCCAAGACCAGAGCCAGCAGTAACCACCACCATTTCTTGTTGCCTGATACCGCCTGTCATGCCGTTCAGGCCAGCATAGGGATAGTGTGCCTGAGCCTTTGGCAAGGGCTGCATAACCAACTCAAACAACTCAGAGCCAGCAACGATACCGTCAGGCACATAAGTCTCTGCCGCCCACCATGCCTTAACGAAGTCCGCAGATTTGTTGTCCTTGAGATAGTCGCAAGCATCTTTGTAGGGCTTAGACATTTTCATGATCTTGACCTTAGAACCAAACAGATCAGCAACGGCTAGAGCCGCCTCTTGACCAGGTTCGTCAGCATCGAATGCAAGCACCACAGTCTCAAAGCTGTCAATGTACTCAAACTGTGCTTGGCAGTCCTTGACAGCCGACTGTGCCCCATTCTTGATGCTAACCACAGGATAAAGAGAGCCTGTCATCTGAAAAGCCGCCAAGGCATCTAATTCGCCCTCACAGATTGTTAGGTACTTGCCGCCGGCAGGATAACGATTCTGACCAAACAAGGTAGCCTCTTTAATGTTGCCTTGGCTTCGGAATTGCTTGTCAGCTACGGATCTGACCTTGAAAGCTACTTCGTTGCCCCTATCGTCAGTGTAGGGATAATAATGCTCTGTCCCTGATTGTCTGACACCATAGGCTTCACAGGTAGCTTTGGTAATACCTCGCTCAGGTATGCTGAGGAATTGACCGCTAATGCCCTTTAGAGGCTCTACAACGGGTTTGTGAGTCATAGGTAGTACCTTACCCCTTCCTGGGTCAGAGAAGCCCTCTGAGAGCGTTTTAGAGGCTTTGTGGCACACAAAACAATAGGTGCTGTCATCGGAATAGACTGCCCTGCCGTCTGAAGAGCCACAATCAGGGCACTCAGTGTGCCTAACGAACCTGTTTTTAGACTGTATTTGCATTGATCCTTGTCCTTTCCTCTGCCAATTGATCCAATATTGCCAAGAGGGCAACACAATTGCCAGATTCTGGCTTAGTGCGCTTTAGGGCTTCGTAGACATCATTTAGCAAGGTCTCAATGTCAGTAGAACCATGCGCTAATAGGTCAACACAATCAGAAACACAAAACCAATAAATTCTTTCTAAGTCATCATTTTCCATTGAGTGCTACCTTTCTTAATAGTTACCTATATAGTTAAAGAATTAAAATCTTTATTAAAGTCTTTTTCAATATAGACTATTTAATCAATATAGTCTTTAATAGCAAGTTCCGTGCCAGCTTTCTTTTTGGCATACAAAGCAGGGCGTGCCAACCCTCACCGTGACTGCCAAGGGTCATCGTTACCATCGTCAAAACCATCAATGCCCGCTAAGGGGTCTAAATCGCTCTCAGTGCCTTCCTCGACTTCATCCATCTCCGACATCAAACTGACATTGCCAACGGCACAGAGGTCTGTTTTAATCGATTTTAGGCACTGTCTGCACATGGACAGATAATCCCTAGTGTAAACTGACCTAATTGTGGTCTCATAATCGGTTAAAGCCTCATTACATGATCTGCATCTCATGGTGTCACCTTTTTAAGGCATAAGGCATCAAAGGCCTGCATTGATTCGCTAAAATAGGTATCTCTTAATAAATCCTTTTCATATGCTAGCTGTAGCCTTTTTTGATCCTCTGCCTTGACTACATAATAGGCAAACTCGACTAAATCGTCCTCGCTACCTGAGTAATTCCCAAAGTCGCTATAGTCTAGCCTTTCGTCTAAGATATCCACTACTTCTTTATTAGTTAATAACACGATAAAACCTCCTTTTGCTTATTGGTAAAGTTAGACAGCCTAGATTCTATCAGAGCCTCGTGCACAGATGCAACAGCGTAGGCATCAAAGCCGCCAATGTGCCATCGATAAGGCCCTAGCGGTATGTGATCTAGTTTCCAATCGTAGACTGTGGCGACGGAGCCATCCTCAAATTCTATGAACCACTCCGCATTGGTTTTGTCACCTATAAATATGGTAGGTGCTCCGAAACAGCGACACAATTCGTCATAGGTGGCATTGACATAGCCACGCAGACTGCTCATGTTTGTTTGATCTGCACTGCATTGTTTGTGCTTCATTGTTAACCCCATAAAGTGGACAAGGTTAGAGAAAAGAAAAACAAGGTAAAGGCTATAGATAAGTTTAGCATTTTAGTCTAAATCCCAGGGTTTCATTACCATGATTATGGCTGCACAGCCAAATAATAAAGCTGCCAGACTAGCATATTCCCACATTGTCATCTTGCTCCGCCTTTCCATGCCTCAATGGCATTCCAAATTGTCCACTCGTCCATCTCGTCGTTTCCCCTCTCAAACTCTTCTCTTAAGAATTCTGCAATGTAGCGTGCTAATTCTTTAGTTTCCTTTTCGGTCATTATACTGACTCCTCTACCATGTGCTCTGCTATCTCATGCCAATTGACATCAGACAGAAAGGCTAGAGCATAGTCTAAGGCGATGCCCTCTGCCTGTTCCTCAATGACTGACTCGACATAGTCACGACACTCTTCAGGTGTCTTATAGTACTCTCCTGCTCCGTCATCAAAGAATTCAAGATTTACCCTCCAAGTGGCGTAGTTTGTCCAACCATTGTATTTAGTGTTTTCCATGTCTAGGTTCCTTTTAATGTTGATGATAAGATACATTCGCAATAGTACGATCCCAACAAGCCCTGCAATCTTGGCACTTGTTACCCTGCGACTGTGCTGGGCAACTATAACCCTCTGCCTTGCCTTGATTGTGCACAGTGCTAGTGTGATCAAAACCTAAGGGCGCAGCAGCGTCAACCATTGCAGCCGATACCCTAACTACTAGGTTAGCAGGGAAAGCCTGAAAAGCCCTTAGATATTGATTCACTAAGCCCTTTTCACGAGTAGGCAGCCAAAAAGACACAGTGGGCAAAGCCTCTGCAATCTTAACGATATTGAGTAAATGTTGAAAGCTTTGGAGGTCGCCTGAATCGTGCCACCTGAAATAGGATTCGCCTGAATTGCCGATTAAGTAAATCATTGCTTCAGGCCATTGCGGATCAGTTAAGCCTGCGACTCGCTTGGCATGGGCAGCTTTAACGCTTGGGTATGAATAGTTAGCCTTGAGAGCATAGCAGCCTTCGCAGGTGCTGCCCTTGATCTTGGCAAGTGCTGCGCCTACCTTGCACAATGTAGCACTGATACCGTAGGACAGCCCGGGCATTTTAGACGGCTTGCCTAAGCTGCCCGTTATCTTGATTGCTGCGGCCTTGCTGCGTATTGGTGCTGCTATTGATAATGTTGTCATGTCTAGGTTCCCTTTCTTGGTTTGTGCCTAAGACTGTCTCTCGACAGTTTCGCCTATTTAAGGCTCATCGGTTAGGCTTTTTTCTTTGGCTTAAAATTACCAAGGAATTCTACTCCATTTACCTTTGGAGCATAGAATTCTATCTGATATTGAGAATCCCATGCACCAGGAACCTTGAATAGAGAGTATTCAAAACCTTCCTTTTGAAAAATGTCTAGCAGGTCAGGCAATTCCCTTTTGTCGGTTGTGGTGGCCCATGTAAACGGGCTTGAAGCAAAGAAGTGGAAGTCTTGTGTTTTAGTGGTCATGGTGTAGTCCTTTCTTGGTTTACTTGCCTAAAGCATACTCCCGAAGTGCTCGGATATATGCTGTCTTAGATTGTTGCATATTGGTATTGCCCTGCCAAGCCACTACAACAGTGCCTGAAGGCTTTACGCCTAAGAATCTGCCCTTGTTGTTGGGCTGGCCTCCGTAGACCCACTGACCCGCCTGTAATGCCTTGATCTGTGAATCCTGCATTGTCCACAGGTTTATTGGTTTGGTGAATTTCATGGTGTAGTCCTTTTTAGTTAGTGATTAGTCTTGCAGATTATAACTTACGATTTCTAAAATCTTCCAGCCATTGACTGCCGCCTGCCCTTTACAGAGGCCAGCAGCCATTGTAAAACTATTAGCCCTGACCTTGTACTGCTTAAGCAAGGGCAATCCTTCCCAGCTGATCATTCTAATGTCTAAAATGTATGTTCTCATGGTGTAGTGCCTTTCGTTGGTTTGTTTACTTCAGACTAAAGTATAACCACAGAATTCCAGCCTCGGTACTAGGGAAAACCCGTATCTTGACTGCTGTGCTCAGGTATTGCCTGCCTGTGGATAAATACCTGACTAGACAGTAAGGTCAAATCAGGCTGTAACCCGCATGAATACTAGAAAAACCGCTGGTGAGGCTTGGTTGATACCTGCCTAGCCTAAACAGAGAAAACCTGTCCTGAGGCTTTCTGATCAGTTTTAGAGGCATGAATGTCTATACAGCCCTAGCTAGTGGTTACTTTGTGACCAGCTTGCACTGCTTTGGTGCACAGACTGCTGCACTGCAACATTGTTGCGTTGCACAATGAAGTCCCCCTGCTGTGGTGCAACATAGCCTCATCTATTTGCTGCACTGCACAACACAGCCTGTGGATAACTCTGTGGATAACTTTATTACTGCACTGCAATATAGCCTGGCATGATTCTTGCATAGCAAAGACTGTGCCATGCTGCATAGCAACATAGCTGCATAGTAAGCACTGACTAACTTGCTGCATAGCAACATAGCCTGGTAAGTAAGCACTGACTAACATAACAGGGGGGGTGGGGTAGTGGCAATGCAGATAATATTGTTGAACCACCATAGCCACAAAAAAGAGCAAATTAGACTTATAAGTGGTCAATAATTAACCAGCAATAAAGATCAACATAATCAATGAGTTAGTCTTATCTTAGGTCTACCTATAAAGGTCAATGAAATCAGTGCTGGAATCTGTGCATTGCGAAGGCCTGAGCAGGCACTAGGTAGTCACTATGTAGTCAATAAAAAAAGGACTTGACAAAACAGCAAAAATGTGCTATAGTCCTCTATATTGATAGCACTGAGACAACAAGTACTAGGTTGTGCCTTAAAAAAAACATACATTAACAACTAACCTTAGGTTTTGTGTTTTCTGTGCTGATCTATATTGGAGAGAAACTTGGAAACAAAAGACCAAGATATTGTTCTTGTGTCTTCTTCCACCGATGCCCCTTCTATGCCTACACAGAATACGGTTTCTGTGTTACCTAAGAAGAACCCTAGAGGTGCAGGTCGTCCGAAGAAGGCTGCTATTGAGGCAAAGAAAAAGAGGGCTGTGTTAGGAAGACCTCCTGGTGAAGCTGCACGCATAAGAGAATTTCATGCGAGGCTCTTAACCACAAAGGGTGACACGATCATCCAAACGATTATTAACAAAGCCTTGGACCCTACCGATAAAGACCAAGCAGCGATGTTAAAGATGTGTGCCGATAGATTGTTGCCTTTGTCTTATTTTGAAAAGCACGGTGCAGCTAGTAAGGCAGGTATCACAATTAATATTTCTGGTGTCACTGATGCCAAGGTAGAGGCAGACACCATTGATGCAGAAGAC